TTATAAACGAACTAATAAATTAAAAACAATGAAAGGAATTTTAGACAATCAAACTCCAAATTCTAGATTAGGATTGAAGGGCAAGACTCCGAAAGTACCAGTAGGTGCTACAGGTAAATCTACCCAACACAAGACTTCTTCTATTAACAACTTACCAGAGTTTACTAAAGCAACATCAGGTTTGGACCTAAACGGTGCAACACCAGCTAAGTATTTAGATAATCCTCCAGTTTAAGTATGCCTTTACTACCTCTTCAGACCAATCTTAAGAGCTTAAAGTACGGAGATGCAGGACCTTATATCCAGAAAGATATAAATAACCCACCTCGGTATAATGTTTTAGGTAATGAAGTAACCGCCCGAGTAGATGATCTTAGACGAATCAGCAAACTACTCGTAGATACTCCTGGATTAAAGTGGACTTTACATCAAGCAACATTAAACCTTGCTTATAATGAAAAGAAAGGCTTTGGGAGAAAGTTACTAAATAGCCTAGGCAATACCGCAAAAGTCATCGGAAGTACTTTAGCACAAGTACCTGTTAATGGAACGGGTACCCACTTTGTTATTGGCTTTGGAGGAAATGAGTACTTAAAGCAAGGCGGACAAAGAAGTACATGGTTAGATAGATTTTTAAAAACAACAGCAGGAACCGGAGGAGTAAACGGAGCAAAAAGTGTCTTAAACGGTAAGAATGTAATCCTTGACCATAGAGGTGAAGAAGGTTACAGACCTATGATAGACACTCAGTTTACTGATGAGATAGAGTTTAAAGATGCTCGTCCTATTGATATTGCACAAAGCTACATTAAACAAGATGGTAGTTTACTTGCAAGAGAGAATGGAAAAGTAATATCGGATAATACCGGTTTAGATGGGTATAGAGCACCAAATGAAGGTTTAGATAGGATTGATCAAGAGTTAAAAGTAAACATTGATAATACCTATCTGAGACAGGATGGTAGGGTGTTATTAAAAGGAGCAGAAGGTACAAGCATAGATGCAAGTGTACCAACAAGACTCGATAACGATTCACCGGGTGATGTTGTAGAAAAGTTTCAATCTCCTCTAGCAGATTTAAAATCAGAGGAAGAAACAAAATACGATATTACAGCAGCTCGAACTAGAGACACTAAAGACCCATTCCAGAAGTCTACAAATAAATTAAACCCACAAGAAACTGACACAGGTACTAAGACACCTAAAGTAGCACCTGCTGTAAAAGAGAATAAGTTAGAACCTTATCTAAAACAAGGTGGAGAGGTTACTCAAGGAGATAAAGCACCAGGTAAAGCTGATTCGGAATTTAACTTTCCTGATGAAAAAAACTACCAAAAGAACGTAGGTAATAACGCAATACTAAGAGACTTTAAACAAAAAGGAACTGGAGGAGCAGGTAACTATTCGACAAAGAGTATAGCTGCTAAAGATAGTGTACGTAAAGAAAAAGACGTAGCTGGTACAAATATAGAGAGGAATGAAGAAATGATTCCTTTTACATTTACCATAGTAACACCAGAAGCTAAAGAAACTTTACACTTCTGGGCGTACTTAGACAGCTTAACTGATAACTATAATGCTACATGGAATTCACAAAGATTTGTAGGACGAGGAGAGTCTTTTTACAACTACGGAGGCTTTGAAAGAAAAGCATCACTTGGGTTTAAAGTAGCAGGAATGAACTACGAGGAATTGGTAGTATATTACGAAAGACTAAATAAATTAGCTTCCGCAACAGCACCAACATACGGTTCAGGAAAGATTTTTATGAGAGGAACTTATGTTATTTTAGACATAGGAACTTATTTTTATAACCAACCAGTACTTTTTAACAGTGTAGGACTGACTTGGGATGTAGGTACACCATGGGAGATAGATGCAGACTTAAAAGGCTTTTCAGAAATACCACATATGTTAAGTGTTGCTCTTGATATGACAGTAATACATACATTTACACCTACAGTAGCAACATCAGGTAAAGAATACTTTGGATTTAAGCGATAAATTTCGTAAATTAAGATAATGAATAGATACGAGTTTATAAAAGAATATAGAACAGCAGATGGAGTACGATACAAGCGTAACCCCATCTATCCTGATATTCCAGAACATGAGGATGATTTCTACGTTATAACCACAGGAGGAGACCGTTATGACACTCTAGCTTTACAGTATTATAGAGACGCATCACTATGGTGGGTAATTGCAAGTGCAAATACACATAGTAGATTTAACTTAATACCAACACCTGGAGTACAACTTAGAATACCTCATGATAGTAACTCTGCAGTATTATCATTTCAGAAGGTAAATAAAGAAAGATAATGGCACAATTCTTAGGAGGGAGTCTACAACCTGTAGTAGCTAAACAATTAAAAGCAAGAAGTGAATACTTAAAAGCAGGAAAATTCCAAGACGGGCTTACTGCTCTTCACGGTAATTCTCCTTTTATAAACCTATACTCAAGTGTTATGGGTTCTCCGTATAGTTCAAATGATTTTAAACTAGAAGGAGGATTAGCTTTTCAAGCAGATATAGCACCAGGCGACCCAGTAGGGTACAGTAGAAGTATAGGAGATGATCAAAGAAGCTTTACACCCCGCCCGGGTATCATAGATGCAAATGTAAAATCAAAAGGAACATTTGGTGCATTACGAGACGTAGAAGTATCAGTTAAAGCATTTAATGTAGGAGATTTTGAAATAATATACGACTTATATTGCCGTCCTGGGTTTAGTTTTTTCTTAGAATGGGGACATACAGTCTATATTGACGATAACGGCAAACAAAGCACAATAGCTCAATCAGCTTCTGGTAAGTTTCTAAGTGGGGGAAAATATGACGAGATACAAGCAGAAATGGCTGAAGCAAAACGCAAGTCACATGGTAACTATGATGCAATTCTTGCAATATGTAAAAACTTTAACTGGACTTTAAACACAGACGGTAGTTATGATATAAAATTGAGTTTAATATCAAAAGGAGAAGTTATTGAGTCAATTAAGTCATCTTTTGATCCTAACATATTAGAAAAAAATCCTGCTGCTTTAGTAACAGGAAATGCAGATAAATCTGAGCGTAAAAGTTTACTACATTACTTTTGTAAGAGATTAGAATTAGCAGCTGGTTTAGGTTCAGCTGGAGAAAAATCTGGCGGTCAAGTAGCGGCTGCTTTAGCTTTAACAACCCCCGGCTTTGCTAGTAAGCTTGATGCCAGTAGCCTATATATTGCCAGTGTGCCCGGTTTTGATATAAAATCTCCTACATCTTTTTTTGATGATTCTTGTGTATTCATCTACATAAGTTTAAGGTCGATACTAGCTGTATTGAATGCTTCTATGATGTGGAAAGGTAATCAACAAAAAGCTGTTACGTTTAAAACAAAAACAGATAGCGGAAAACCTGGCTATGTACCCCACTATAATAACTACTTTACTCATCCACAACATCATAGTATAAATCCATGGGTTTGTGTTATACCTAACCTAAATAGTAAAAATGCATTTTGGGAAGCCAAACCAGCAGAATCTGACCTTCATGCAAAGATCACAGCTTTCTTTAAAAGTTCAGATGATGTATTGGATATATGTGTTTCAAATTTATACCTTTATGAAAAGCTAGATGCAATTTATGATGACGATCAAGCAAAGGAAAACGAACCAGGTGTTTTTGATGTAATAAAAGCTATACTAGGCGGCGTAGGCGAAGCTCTTGGCGGAGTTAATGAATTTGATTTAAACTACGATGAAGAGTATGACGAGTGGGCTATTGTAGATAGAAAATGTAGACTTTCTCCAAAAGCAAAAGCACCAGAAGTAATAGACTTAGTAGGTTTAGGATCTTTTGCGTACGATTTTAAAACTGAATCTAAAATTACTAACAAGTTAGCAAGTATGGTATCTATTGGAGCGCAAGCATCTGGTACAGGTACAAAACAAAACGTAGCAGAAATGCTACAGTGGAATAGAGGACATTACGATAGAATTTTCCCAAGAACAAATGAAGGTGATAAACAGTTAAGCAAAGACGACCTGAATGCATTAATCCAAGCCGCAAAAGATAAAGCAGAGTGGAATGATAGATGTAAAGAAGCTTTTGATAAGTTTAACGGGGTGGGAATGTTTACAGATCAACAATACGACCCAGATTTATTTAAAGGTATACAATCAGGACATCAGACAGCTCAATCTCAAGCTTTAGGAGCTGTTTGCGAAGCTGATGGAATACCTGCTCCTGGTACAATACCGGTTGAACTGTCCTTTACATTACACGGTATAGGTGGGTTCAGAATAGGAGAAACTTTTAAACTTTCGGAGGCTTCAAGTAAAGTATTACCAAAAGCTTATTCACAAAGTGGGATAGGGTTTATTATAACAAAAGTAGACCATAAAATAGACGAAGGAGGTTGGAAAACAGATATAGGTGCGTTAATGTACAACTTAAATAAGTTTGATAACGGCGGCGGCGGAGCTGGTTTCTTAGCCGGTATGGGAGCTTCTGGAGGAACAGCAGTACCTCAATTAAAACCACCACCAAAAGACGACGGAACACCAGTAGATCCAAATGCTACAGACAAACTACAAAACCAGACCGCATTAGGAACAAACGTTTCATATGATGCAGTTAAAGCAGCTGTATTAAATAAAAAATATCAATGGTTCAGCGGTGACTTACAACTGAACATAGTAGGTGTACGAAACTCAGCTGGACAAATAAGCGATGGTGCAGGAGGAGTTAAGCATCCTCTTACTAATAGATTTACAGATATTGTAATCGTAGCGTGGATAGAAAACGGACAAAAATTTGCAGAAAGCTACCCTGCAACAACAGTACCAGGAGCAAGCTGGTCTTTATCTACAAATAGAAAATTTGCCTCATCAACAGGTAAGAATCCAAACGGTGTTGGTATTATGAAAGAAAAACAATTCATAAACCAGTATACAAGAGGTATGCACCATGGAGGAAGCTCTAAACCACACAGTGCTTTGAGATCAGTTTCAGGACAAGCCGCACATAGAGATAAAAACTATAGTGATAACTGGCTTACCTTAGCAGTGAGCCCGGTAGGTAAGTTAGGAGCTGCACAAGCTGGTTTATTTGGTGACGGAGGCGGTATGCAACTACACAACTCAGGCGCATCAACGGCAGCAAACAAAACAGTTGATAACTGGTCAGCAGGTTGCCAAGTATTTGCAAATGAGAAACAACATAACAGGTTAATGGAGTTGGTAGGTAAGAGTGAGAAAAAAAATAAAACAAATAAGTTTTCTTATACCCTTCTCAATAATAAAGAAATAAGAATATAAGATGGCAGATATTAAAAGCGACATACTAAGTTACGTACCCGGCTCTCAATACGTTATTGAAGCGCTAGGACAAGCTACAGGTGAAGCATCTAACGATTATGCTAAGTACACAGATTTATTAAATCAACCAGTAGACGACTTAGTAGGAGTTGTAACTTCCTGGGGAAGTAAGTATAAATTAGCTTTTGAAGATCTAAAGAAAGGGAATTTTGCTAAAGCTACATTACTTCTTGAAAATATAGGATCAAATCCTGCATACAATATGGTACCTCCTGGGATCAAGGGTAAATCAACTGAATTTTTTTATTACCCTAAACCAACAGAAGAAGATTACATACAAGGATCTTTCAGAAGATACTTTTTACAAGATGTAAGAAGCGGTGAGATAAAGGAAATAACATCCGAAACATACAAAAGTATTGCCGATAAGGGATACTATAGAAGAACTAAGTTAGAGTGGAACCTCGTAGGACCATCCGAAGATGAAATAGTTAATGGATATAGTTACCCTGGAGCAATTGCAAGGAACAGAGACGTTGTAAAACAGGCTGAAGAAGCTATACCCGGTATGGTAGACTTTCTTTCTGATCTTAGACAATTTGTAATAGAAGAGGCTTCTAAATTTAAGCAAATAAAGAAAGAAAAAAACGAAGTAACTACAATAGAATCTAACGGACTTACTGTTACTGGTGTAGAGAATAAAAAAGTAATAGAAGCAGAAGAATTACCTCCACTTCCTGAATTACCTCAGTCAGAAGCCAATGCAGGAGAAACAGCTGCAACTGAAGGAGCTCAAAGCGCAGACTCAACATCAGCATACGCTAAATCCCTAACATGGTATCAAGCACAAGTAGGTAATCCTAGTGCAGAAAGATCTTGCGGATCTTTTCTTCCGGTAAGTATGAAGCTTTATAACCAAGAAGGACCGTTATTAGACGATGAAGGAAATCCTAAAAAGGATGTGGTATATTATAGAACTAAAAACGCAGTTAAAGGAAACATCTACCAACCTATTAGAAGAATACCTAGCCTCAACCCAAAAATACAATCACCAGAATCTTTCAATCTTTTCTATACTATCCGTGTAGAAGGTTACGGAGACTATACGGCAAAAATCGATAGGGAAGGAAAACTTTACGACATAAAGCAGTGTTAAGTTTGATCTTAACAGATTAGTTCGTATATTAAGTAAAAGGTTATAAGAAATGTTTTATATAGTAGAAAATAAACAGCAGCTTGATAGGCTACGTAGTTACCCGGATATTGACGTCTATGTAGATGTAATTTCCTCTAACGACTACTTTCACCCTAAATTCACAACCACCACAGCAGTCTACATAAGACCCCTAGATGAATCTGGAGGGTACATTATTCCTATAAACCATGACGAAGGTTTAAATGTGAGTAAAGAAGAAGTTTTTGATCTCTTAAACGCTTACAAAAAGGTCTATGTATTAGATAAGAAAAACCTACTATACCATTTTCCGCTTGTAGATGCAATAGATATAAGTCTATGGAGAGCTTTTTGGTACTACGATAAAATAGAACTTCCAAGTAAAATATCGACAATAAACTGGTTCTATAATAGATTTAAAGACTTTGATAATATAAACCAGATAATACCTTTATCTAAGTTACACGAACAAAGCGAAAAGGTCTATGATACAGTAGAGAAGTATATAGAAGAACCTAAAGAAGATACTTTTAAATTTTATAATGATGTTGCTGTTAAAGTCTTTTACTTATTAGAACAACACGGACTAAGAGTAGTATATCAACCTTTTGTAGACTTATTTAAACCACATACACCGAAGTATAATATAAAAGATAATATTACATACACATATTATAACTTATATAATAGTACATCAAGACCTACTAATGCTTTTAATAGTATAAACTTTGCAGCTATACCTAAAGGAGAAGAGTTTAGGAAAGCGATTATACCACAGTACGACTGTTTTGTTGAATTTGACTTTGATGGATATCATTTAAGACTACTTTCAGAGCAAATAGACTTTAAGATAGAGGGAGAATCTGCTCATAAAGCTTTAGGTAAGTACTACTTCGGTAAAGAAGACCTAACTGAAGAAGAGTATACTCAAGCAAAGCAAATTAACTTCCAGGCTATATACGGTAGAATACCAGACGGATATAAGAATTTAGAGATTTTTATTAAGTTAACGAAGTATATAGACAGGTTATGGGATGAGTTTTCCAAGGGGGTAGTAAGAACTCCAATAAGTAATAAACCCTTCAATAAACACTTGAAGGAAATGCATCCGCAGAAACTTATGAATTATATCATGCAATCGTTGGAAACTGCAAGAAATGTTCTTATCTTAAAAGAAGTGCTAAAGTATCTTAGAAATAAGAAAACTAAAATAGCTCTTTATACTTACGATGCAATACTGTTTGACTATTCTAAAGAAGACGGAGAACAGACACTTACAGAATTGGCTTTAATACTAAGCGAAAATAAAAAATACCCAGTTAAAATAAAAACATCAGAAAACCTGGTTTTGTAAAACCTTTTAATATTTATAATTACACAATGGAAAATGTTATGTCACAAAGTCGATTCGATTACGATATCGATCAAATATATTTAACTGAGGATATGAGTAATAAGCTGTTTTGCACCTTCTCTACAGGAGAGGAACTAGAGGCGACATTAGAAAATATAGTACAAAAATATAGAATCATCTATAATAAAATATTCGTTTTGTATTCCAAAAGCCAAGACGAATACATCTGCACTTACAATGTAGATTTTGGTAACGTTTCTAACTTTATTGATAATACTATTTTAGTACATCGAAAGAAAGAAGCGAATACCTTATATACGATTAATGCTCTCAACACGCTAATCAAAGAACTTAATAACGGGGTATTAGATACTTCTTTTAAAATCAACTGGACAGACTACAAAAACTGTATTCTATTAACAAAGGGTCCGGAATTAAAAAGAGTAAATACCAAATTATTTAAGATCGTAGAGTTGGAGAATTGAGATAAATTTCGTATATTTAATAAGTTATAAACAATTAAAGTTATATTATGAATCTAGATGCAATCAAAGCAAAGCTGTCTGCGTTAAACAACGGCGGACAAGAAAGAGAGAAGGTAGACTATTCAGCTACTTTCTGGAAACCCGAAAACGGTAAAAGCACCATTCGTATTGTACCTTCTATGTATGATCCTAATCTTCCGTTTAAGGAAGTGAAGTTTCACTATGGAATTGGTAAGTACCCGATGGCCGCTTTATCTAATTTTGGAAAACAAGATCCTATTGAAGAGTTCATTAAGGAATTAAAGAAGACTTCAGATAAGGATAACTGGACATTAGCCGGTAAACTTAACCCCAAGACACGTATTTTCGCACCAGTAATTGTAAAAGGTGAAGAAGATAAAGGTGTTCGTTTATGGGGATTTGGTGTAACAATCTACAAAGCGTTATTAGCGTTAGCTCAAGACGAAGAAGTAGGGGATTACACAGACGTAATGAATGGATGGGACCTAGTAGTAGAAGTTGCTCCAGGTAACCCGTACCCAACCACATCGGTTCGTATTAGACCTAAACAAACTCCGCTATCAGACAATGCAGCGCAAGTTGATTTATGGTTAAAGAACCAACCACACCCTGTTGAGATTCATACTCAATACGATTATGAGTTCATTAAAAAGCAGTTACAAAATTACTTAACACCAGGTTCAGCAGAGGACGAAACTCCTTCAGCACCTGCACCTCAGGCATCTAATTCCTTAACTGAGACTCTAGGAAGTCATTCAACCGACTTTTCTTTAGAGACTTCAACACCAGGAGTTAAAGACGCGGTAAGTAAATTTGATGACCTTTTTAACGAATAAAATAAATGGCAAAAAGCGCAACAGCAGAAAAAGCATCTGCTATAGTAAAGAGTGGATTTAATTTAGGTAATTTCAAAAAGAAGAAGGGATTTGCAAATGCCTCGGTAAAGTTTAAAGAGCAAGGGTGGATACCTTTGTCAAAAGCCTACCAAGATATTACTTCTATGCCGGGTATACCGACAGGTCATATTACCTTATTAAGAGGTCATAGTGATACAGGTAAAACCACAGCATTATTAGAAGCAGCAGTATCAGCTCAGAAGTTAGGAATTCTACCGGTATTAATTATCACGGAGATGAAATGGTCTTGGCAACATGCCAAAGAGATGGGACTACAGTTTGAGGAAGTTATAAATGAAGCAACTGGAGAAATAACAGACTACGAGGGCTTCTTCCTTTACTCAGATAGAGGTACGTTAAACACTATTGAAGATGTAGCATCTTATATAGCAGATCTTTTAGACGAACAAGCTAAAGGTAACTTACCTCACGACTTATGTTTCTTCTGGGATTCTGTAGGCTCTGTACCTTGTGACCTATCGGTACGTTCTAATAAGAATAATAACGAATGGAACGCAGGAGCAATGTCTACTCAATTCGGAAATAACTTGAACCAAAAGATCTTGTTATCTCGAAAAGAAGGAAGTCCGTACACTAATACGTTAGTAGCTATTAACAAAGTATGGACTCAAAAACCCGACTCACCGATGTCTCAGCCTAAGTTGCAAAATAAAGGCGGTATGTCGATGTGGTACGATGCGACATTAGTAGTTACCTTTGGAAATATTACCAATCCAGGTACGTCTAAAATAAAAGCTATAAAAAGCGGCCTTCAAGTAGAATTTGCTAAAAGAACAAATATACAAATTGAAAAGAACCATATTGAAGGAGTTCAAACAAGAGGAAGAATTGTAATGACCCCTCACGGTTTTATTGCCGACGATAAGAAGGCAATCGACAAGTATAAAGACCAACATAAAGAACATTGGTTGAAACTTTTAGGATCTATTGACTTTAGTTTAGTTGAAGAAGGTGACATGGAAGAAGATTACATCTCACCAAACTTACTAGACGATTAATGGCAGACTATAGTAAAATTTTAAAGAATCTTAAAGAGTCCCCTCCTAGAGAGTTAAATGATCATTTACTGATTATAGATTCTATGAATACATTTATTCGTAGCTTCTCAACCCTAAGAGCAATGAACCCTCAAGGCCACCATATCGGTGGTCTTGTAGGCTTCTTAAGATCGCTAGGATTCCTAGTAAGAACAATCGACCCTACAAGAGTTATTTGTGTATTTGATGGAAAAGGTTCTTCTACTAATAGAAAGAATATAGATCCTAATTATAAAGCACAAAGACAGCATACGAGAATCACCAACTGGGGTATGTATGAGAACAAACAAGAAGAATACGAATCACTATCAGCACAGTTAGAAAGATTAAAAGACTATCTTGAATGTTTACCTCTACATAGTTTAACGATGGAGAAGTTAGAGGCAGATGATATCATAGCAGACTTAGCATTAGGAGCATCAGCATCCGGTAAACAAGTTACTATTGTTTCTTCTGATAAAGATTTCTTACAATTAATAGACGGATGTATTTCAGTATACTCTCCTATAAAGAAAACACTTTTTACAAAAGAGAATATTACAGAAGAGCTTGAAGTACTACCACAGAATTATAATATTGTAAAAGCATTACTAGGTGATAACTCAGATAACCTTGCCGGAGTTAAAGGATTAGGTTTAAAAACCTTAATCAAAGAGTTCCCAGGACTTAATACAAACCCAAACTACGAGTTAGAGGATATATACACAGTATGTGAGCAGAATTTAGACGGTAAGTCTATATTTGCTAAAATAATTCATAACTGGGATCGGGTAAAAACTAATTACCAACTGATGAATTTACACGAAGGACAGTTGGATGATAAAGAAATTCTTCATACATTAAATGTATTAAAAGAGCCTATACCACCTCTACAGACAGGAGCCTTTTTACATCTATTAGATATAGATAAAATCGAAGGCATTACCAAGAACACAGAAGGATGGTTAGAGAATTTTAGAACATTAACGGTTTTTAAACAATAAGTTATATGACATTGCAAAAGTTAACGCAATATGGAAAACCCTTCCAGATTAAAGTAATAGGCGCCTTACTAACAGATAAAGGCTACTTACTGACAGTAAGAGACGTATTAAGAGAAGAGTACTTTGATTCAGATACACATAAATGGATTATAGGTCAGATTCTAAAATACTTTGATAAGTACCATACTACTGTTACGATGGACGTTCTAAAGGTAGAACTTCAAAAGATTGAAAACGAAGTATTACAAGTAGCAGTAAAAGAAGAGTTAAGAAATTCTTATGCCGCTTCTCAAGATGATTTAGATTACGTAGAAGAAGAATTTACTACGTTTTGTAAAAATCAAGAAATGAAAGCAGCTATTCTATCTTCTGCAGACTTATTAAAGCAAAGTGATTTCGAAGGTATTCGTAATCTAATTGAGAAAGCTATGAAAGCCGCGATGGATAAAAACATCGGGCATGAATACGATAAGGATGTTGAATCTAGATATAGAACAGACTACAGACCTACTATACCTACTCCATGGCCTTTGTTAAACGAAACCATTCAAGGAGGATGGGGACCTGGAGATTTAATTATCGTATTCGGTAACCCGGGTGGTGGTAAATCTTGGACGATGGTAGCTGCAGCAGCACATGCTGTAAAGTTAGGATTTAAGGTTAACTATTACACTTTAGAATTAGGAGAAGAATATGTAGGTAAGCGATTTGATTGTTACTTCACAGGATACTCTATTGACGAAGTTAATAAGCATAGAAAAGATGTTGAGACCCAAATTAATAATTTAAAAGGTAGACTGATCGTAAAAGAATATGCTCCTAAAGCAGCGACAGTAAATAACATTAAGAGTCACGTACAGAAGTGTATTGATATGGGTCATAAACCAGACTTGATTATTATTGATTACGTCGATTACTTAAAAGCACCATCTAGAGGTAAATACTCAGAACGTAAAGATGAAATTGACGACGTATTTATCGCCACTAAAAGCTTAGCTAAAGAGTTAAAAATACCTATACTTACACCTTCTCAGGTAAACCGTATGGGAGCTAAAGATAACGTAATTGAAGGAGATAAAGCAGCCGGCTCTTATGATAAGATGATGGTAGCTGATATATGTCTATCGTTATCAAGACAGAAAGAAGATAAAGTACTAGGCACAGGACGTTTACACGTTATGAAGAATAGATATGGTCAAGATGGTATGACATATAATGTAAAAATGGATACCAATAACGGTCATATTGAGATTGAAGGAAAAGCAAGTATAGACGATGAAAACGGTAACCAGCAAGGAACCCATTTTGAAATTGCTAAGAAATTTTTCGAGCAAAATCAATAACAAGTAGTAGTAGAAGCTATTTATTTCTACATCCCCGCAAGCAAAATCATGCTTACAATCTCGGGGATTTTATTATTTAACACATTAAAAATACACTATGGGACTAAGAGATGAAAGAGTTGTTTATAAGCCGTTTGAATACCCTCAAGCGTATGAATACTGGTTAAAACAACAACAAGCACATTGGCTTCATACAGAAGTTCCAATGGCTCAAGATGTAACAGATTGGAAATCTAATCTAAAAGATCATGAGAAGAATGTAGTCGGTGGTATATTAAAAGGTTTTGCTCAAACAGAAACAGTAGTAAATGATTACTGGACTGGACTTGTAACTAGCTGGTTTAGAAAGCCAGAAATTATTATGATGGGAGTAACCTTTGGATCTTTTGAAACAATCCATGCAGAAGCTTACTCTTTACTTAACGAGCAGTTAGGTTTAGATAACTTTGCAGAATTTTTGGAAGATGAATCTACAAAGGCTAAAATTGAATCTCTAATGGATGTAAGAGATAGCCATAACGGAGAACCAGATTGGCATGAACGAGCAAAATCATTAGCTATTTTCTCAGCATTTACAGAAGGTGTTAATTTATTTTCGTCATTTGCAGTACTATTATCTTTTAAGATGAGAAATAAATTAAAAGGTATTGGACAGATTGTTGAGTGGTCTGTACGAGATGAATCTCTTCACTCCGAAGCAGGTTGCTGGTTATTTAGACAACTACTTTTAGAATATCCAGAGATTAATACAGAAAAACTACAGAAAGAAATTGAAACAGCAGCTCACCTGGCTTTGAAGTTAGAGTTTGATTTTATTGATAAGGTTTTTGAATTAGGAGATTTAGAAAACCTTTCTAAAGAAGATCTTAAAAACTTTATTAAACATAGAGTTAATACTAAGATGGGAGATTTAGGTTTAAAACCTTTAATCCCTTCTGATCAAATTGATGCAGGAGCATTAAAGACTATGAAGTGGTTTGATGCAGTAATTGCAGGTAAACAACATACAGACTTTTTTGCAAGTAGAGTAACAAATTACTCTAAAGGTCATATGGATTGGTCAACAGCATTTTAATAAAATTAATTAGATTATATAATGGCACTACAAGTAGATACTTCCGCTTGGGAAGCAGGAAAAGATTATCCTGAATGGATGAATGAAATTTCTCTATCAACAATTTCTAAAGGTTATCTCCTACCAGGAGAAAATCCTAGAAAGGCATTTAAGAGAGTATCGGATACAGTAGCAGCAAGACTAGATCGACCAGATTTAGCAGCTAAGTTTTTTAAGTATATGTGGAAAGGATGGTTGAATTTAGCTTCGCCAGTTTTATCTAATACAGGTACAGATAAGGGCTTACCTATCTCTTGTTTTGGTATTGATACTCCGGACTCTATTAGAGGAATCGGGTTGACGAATGCTGAGTTGATGAGATTAACTTCATTAGGAGGTGGAGTAGGTATTGGTCTTTCCAAAATTAGAGGAAGAGGGTCTAAGATCGGGAATGGAGATTTAGGTCAATCAGAAGGAGTTATACCCTGGGCTAAGATATACGATTCTACTATTATTGCAACTAATCAAGGTGCAGTACGTAGAGGAGCCGCTTCCGTAAATTTAGATATTAATCATCCAGATATTAAGGAATTCCTACAAATTAGACGACCTAAAGGAGATCCGAATAGACAGTGTCTTAACCTACACCAATGCGTTGTAGTGGATGATACCTTTATGCAAAAGATCGAGCGTAGAGACGCTGAGGCAATGGAAGTCTGGGTAGAAATACTAAAGGCTAGAGTAGAGACTGGAGAGCCTTATATTATGTTTAAAGATAATGTAAATAATGCTAATCCTCCTGCTTATATTAAAAATAACTTAGAAGTGACTATGACGAATATTTGTTCGGAAATCACTTTACATACAGATGAGGAACATAGCTTTATATGCTGCTTAAGTTCAGTTAACTTAACAAAATGGGATGAATGGAAGAACACAGATTTAATTGAAACTGCAATTTACTTCTTAGACGGAGTAATGGAAGAGTTTTTAATTAAGACTAACGGGAAAGAATCCTTAATTAGAGCTCATCGTTCTGCTAAAAAAGGTAGAGCGATTGGTTTAGGAGTATTAGGATGGCATACACTACTACAGCAAAAGAAAATTCCATTTATAGGAATTGCAGCAAATAGTTTGACCCACCAAATATTCTCTCAAATTAAATCACAAGCAGAAGCTGCTTCTAGAAAGTTAGCAGATGAATACGGAGAACCAGTTTGGTGCAAAGGAACGGGTATGAGAAACACGCACCTACTAGCAATTGCACCAACAGTATCTAACTCAACAATATCAGGAGGAGTATCAGCAGGTATTGAACCTTTACCAGCAAACATTTACACATTTAATTCAGGCAAGGGAACTTTTATTCGTAAAAATCCTGAACTAGAAAACTATTTATTAGAAAGAGGTCATAATACAGACGAAGTATGGGACCAGATTATGAAAGATAGAGGTTCTATTGCAAACTTACCAGAAGATGTAATGCCTACGGAGGATAAGCCAATCTTTTTAACCTTTGCTGAGATTAATCAATTACAGTTAGTAGAGCAAGCAGCAATACGTCAACAGTACATTGACCAAACTCAATCTTTAAATTTAGCTTTCGATCCAACAGATAGTCCTAAATTTATTAATTTAGTTCACCAGACGGCTTGGAAGTTAGGAATAAAAACCTTATATTATTTAAGAACAGATTCTGTAATTAACGGAGATATTGGGAGTAGAACAACAGAAGACTGTGTAGCTTGTGACGGATAAAAATAAAAAATAGACTATATGGAAAGATTATATGTAGAGAACAGCCATGGATTGGAGATGTTCACTATACCACACTTCTTAACTGACGAAGAATGTGATCATATTGTTAGGTTGACAGAGACTGGTAGTGCTCGATCAAGCGTAGCTGGTACCGGAGCGCAGTCTATCAAGTACGATGAAGGCCGTACCAGTTCTACAGCAGTTCTACAAGATACTGACCCGGTTGTTAGCCAGGTTAATCAGAAGATGTATACGGAATTAGGAATCGAAGGTCCTTATTCTGAACCAACTCAAGGTCAGATCTATGAAGTAGGTCAAGAGTTTAGACATCACCAAGATGCTTTCGGTAAAGACGCATACCATAACCACTGTTTATCAAGTGGCCAAAGAACTTGGACATTTATGATATACTTAAACGACGTGGAAGAAGGAGGAGAGACTGATTTTCTAACACTACAGAAGACTATTACACCAGTAAAAGGTACAGCCGTAGTTTGGAAGAACTCAGACGGAACCGGTAGTGAAAATCCAGCAGCTTTACATGCAGGGCTTCCTGTTAGGAAGGGAAGAAAGATTATTATAACTAAATGGTTTAGAGAAAATGTGTTTAATAGTGCAGAAGATGCTAAATTAGCAAAAGAGTACCTAGAAATGACACAGCCAACTAAACTAGTTGAAAAAATATTCTCTAAGAAAGAAGATTTACCAAAATTAACTGATTTAGGATTTAAAGTAGTAAAAGTACCTGAAAAAACCTTCCAACTTATAACAGAAGCATATAATTTACTAAAACATACTGTTAAAGACGAAAATTGGAACGGTATTACAGACTTTATACACGACAGCCAGGGTAATGCACCAGTAGAAATATTTAGTATGGATGCTTTTACCCGAATAAGAGAAATTATTTCAGAAGAATTACAACCACTACACGAAGAGTTTATAGGACATAAAGAAAAATTAATTCCTAAATGGATTTATGGAATTAGATCGTATAAAAGAGGTGCAATACTAGAACCCCATACCGATACTTTTACTACTCACCATATTTCTTCTATTGTAATAGTAGATAAGAAAGTAGATAGAGATTGGCCTATAGATATACAGGACCACTTAGGAAGATGGCATAAAGTTTATGCAGAAGTAGGAGAAATGATCTTATATGAGTCTGCTATAAATAAGCACGGCCGAATCGAACCTTTCGAGGGTGAGTATTTTAGAAATTTCTTCTTACATTATACATTTGCAGATTATAAATTTGTACCTTAATAAATGGACTATATTGTTGTTGGAACTAGTCGGTGTGAGTATCAAGCATGGCAGATAAAGTTACTACATTGGTCATTAAAAAAAGTAAATCAAAAAGGTAAACTAGTAGTTCTACTTTCCGGAGATTACGGACATAGAGACGAAACACCCGATTTTAGTTTTTTATCAGACTCAATAGTAATAGATCAACCTGACTATGCACACCTGTGGCAAACAGCTAACGACGACTGGTGGGGTGGTATTCCTAATAAGTACAGATCTGTAGAATGGTTATGTGAGAATAACTACTTCCAGGAAGAAGATAAACTTTTATTTTTAGACCCAGATATGCTGTTTACTAAAGCAGTAGATTTTGATTTAGAAGATGATCATATAGTTGGTCAAGACTTTATACATTTTATGCCTCTAAAAGGGTGGGAAGATCGAGAAAAAGATAACCTAGATGGTAAAGGTATAATGTACCCTTTTGCTTTAAAATTTAAAACGTTAAAGAAGTTTTATAAAAAATATACAGAGTACTGTGAGCAGATCCGTAAAAAAGAAGGCAGATGGGAAGCTGAAATGTGGGGTCTAGATTATGCTATTAAAGACTCTAATATTAAAGTGGACCTTATACAAGATATAGGAACCTGTACAGCATGGAATGATCATGAAAGAACTATATTAGGAAGTATTATGCACTACCCTAATGTAATACCAGATAAA